CATAGCATCATAATCTCTAAAAAGTTCTCTACGAACTTGATGATATGCCATTGATTGTGCACCCTGATTAGTCTCATAATAAGACCTTTGTAACTTTGTATATCTATCTCTAAGATTTACGAAGTTTGTATTCATTTGGCGGTCATCAGTATCAACAACCTTACGTTTACCATCTTTATCAACAGTTACGATAGCTTGGGTTGAGAATAACTTCTTTAACCTACCAAAAAAACTTCTATCATCTAATTCTTGTTCTGCCATAATTTATTATTAATTTCTACAAAATCCTATTTTGACATTATATAACATAAATATCGTAAAATATCAAAACACTACAACCATTCGGATAAATCTTCAAATCCATCGCCAACTCTCATTTTCCAAGGGTTATCATCCATAGTATTTCCACCACCATAAATACCATTATAAGTATTTGATGTAATACCACCTACCGCACTTTTAGTCAAATCAATACCTTCTTGTCTTAATCTCAATGCGGTATCCCTAACCCACAATCCAATTGAAAATGCCATTACCAAGTCATCATTATAACCCTTCATAGCTTCAGCTCTACCATTCATATAGATAAATGTAAATAACTCATCTATTAAACGAGAAGAACGAACTATAACTGATTTCTCTCTGAAGTAATCCGTTAATTTAGATATAATCAAAGGTCTAGTCTTGGAAGTAGTTGAAAATCCTGCTACCAATCCTCTTTCCTCCGCTCTATATCTATTTGTCATTTGATTTTCAGTATCAATATATTTTAAATCCTTACTCATATAGAATAAGTTTTTATAATCTCTATCAATTACTTGTTGGATTGTAGCCCATCCAATATTTGCATTCTCTATTACAAGTAAAGCATCGTTATATTCAGTTGAAAGTGCAACTAAAAAGTTTCCAAAATCTTTTGTATCTACTTTACCCTTATATTCAGCTACTTGAGTTGAGTTTACAATATCAATTACGTGACACGTAGAATAATCGGCCCCATCACCTCTTGCCACATCGGCAATTACCATATATGATTTAGAATAATCAGGATGTTCCCATTTCCAAAGATTTCCATCAAATCCACCTTTCTCAATTGGGTCCTGAATATATGTTTCTTTATAGAACATTAGAGTTTCAGGTTCAATTACAGTTTCACCAGAACTTACAAAATCACAATCACACTCTTGAGCTGCTTTCTTTATTCCTAATAATTCTTCTTGCTGGTCTCTCCATTTTTGGTCTCTTTCAGGATGTACTGTCCAATGTAATCTGATTGTATTAAATGGGTTTCTACTTTCCTCAGCTCCCAACCAAGTTTGGTGAAACCAATTACCAACACCATTTGGAGTAGATAATGCAATACAAGCTCCACCCGTTGAAAGTGTTGATTGAGCTGCCACCCAAATTTCATCAATATCATCAATGAAGGCGGCCTCATCGAATATAAGAAGTGATAATGCTTCAGAACGTCCTGCATCAGGAGAAGAAGCAATAGCCTTAATTTGAGAACCATTATTTAAACGAAGGGAAAGTTTGTTATCTTCCATAGACCCGTTCTTAAGCCAACTAGGAAGTAATTCATGCATCACTCTTACCTTTGTTACTAAGTTCTTTGCCACATCTTGCTTTGTTGCAATAACCAATACGTTAAAATCGGAATTGAATATCATTTTCCAAAGTGCATATCCAGCCGATAGGGTTGAAATACCAGTTTGACGTGATTTTAGAACTATATTAAATCTGTTACTTGCGAATTGTGTTAGAGTCTTTTCCTGAAATGGAAATAGGTGAAATGGTATCTTACCTCTCACGGGATGCTGAATCATACAATACTTCTTCATAAAGTGTATTGGGTCAGTAGCACACTTTTTGTATTCTTCTGCAATAATCTCTTTTAGAGATTTTTTTTGTGTTATACCAGTACTCATACTAATCGTTAAGTGGTCTTACTAAATCGTAATTTTTATCTTTTAATTTATCGTAAGCCTCATTTCTTAGTTTTGTAGCCTGCTCAATCTCACCTTCAAATTTAACAATCTCCAAAAGGATTTCTGCTTTAAGTTCTTCAACATCTCTCTCCATACTCCAAGTTTCAATCTTGCCATCTTCTTGAACTACTTCATATGTTTGTTTAGCATCGTTGTATGCTTGTTTAAATTGAGCCACTACATCGTTACCATATGCAATCATATTAGAAAATATTTTATAATCTTCATAGGCTTCCCACAATCCATCATATTTTATTTCAGCTTCTCTTAATGTAAGACAATGTAAACAATATCCAGTTTTAGATATTAACTTTTTATCAACTCTACCTATTTTGATTGTTTTACACTTATCCGATTTACAAGTGTTTAACTTATCTAAGTAAGCTCTTGTTTCGGCCATTATATCACCCAATTCTGATGTTTGTACTTTACCTGCTTCTAATTGCTCCCAAGACTTACCATCTTCATCAGTCCATTTTTCACCAACTTTACGTTTTATAATTTCTTTATCTGCTCCAGAAAATGAAATAAATGATTCTTTTTCATATTCAGCACCATGCATTACCATATCTACCAACTTTCTACGCGTTGGGTGCATAAACTTTTTATTGAATTCCTTTGCCATATTACTTACGATATATTTGTATATATAAGTATATCAAAATTCAGAAAACGATTATTTATCGAAAAATATTCCTAAAATTTGATTTAGGGGTGCGAATGCACCTGTTAATTTGTAAGTGTTACCACCATAGACAAATACAATACCTTCATTTGGTACAATTTTTTCAAATCCACCAAGTGCATTTAAGCGAGATAATTCTAATTTTAATTTTTCAATTTTCTTAGGGTCTCCACTTGCTTTTACTTGAGATATAGTTGATTGTAAACGAGCTACCATTTGTCTTTTAGCACTATCAGGGTTTGCTGTAAGAACCGAGTCCATAAAAGATAATACATCCGCACCAACTCCTAGAAATATCTCCTCAAATCTCATTAGGTTTTGCTTTCCTATTTTTTGTTGGTCCTGCTTATCAGTTTGGTCAGCCCAAGCTCTTATCTTGTCATCAGTTATTGTTGCTATACGGAAACTCTTGTCACCAAAAGCCCATCTCTTAACTAATCCTATTTTTTGTTGATAATCTAATTTTTTAGCTTTCTTTTCTACAAAGTCAGTCCACCAAGCTTGGTGATAATCGGCAACACCATCCGAATCATGTAATCCAAATTCAGATTGTAATTTAGAAATCATTCCTAAATACTTTCCTTGTAATTTAGAAAGATGTTCTGATTTTGGAAGTTTATTAATTGGAGGGCCCTGTATTGTGTACTTAGATTGAACATGTGCATTTACTTGCTTAATCATTCCACCCAATATAGATGCCGCTTGTTGGTTCTCACCTACAATAGTACCATCCATATCATAATCAAATGTACCATGAAATACTAATAGGGGTTGATTGTAAGGGATTACATTTACAGAGGTTGGATATATCACTTCTAAGTTCATAAACGAACTACCATCCTTAAAAATCTTCTTACGTTGAGGTTCGGATAGGGCTGCTATTGCTTTAGATAAATCCTGCATAGCGAAATTGTAAGCATCGGTTAATCCACCTCTACCAGCAAACTTATCTGCTACTTGTCCTATTGTCATAGCACCAGCCCCTTTGTTCTTTAGGTGTGATTTGTTACGAGCCGCAACCAATCTCCCATTTACCCAACTAACTGCCAATGCCTGTCCATCAGTCTTCTCTCTTGCTAATTCTAAATCACCATTAAGTGCTCTTACCACAATTTGTTTTAAATCACCAAATGTAAGATTCATTTCAATATCAAACGGATGATTCATATGTCCATAAGCCCCACCTTCAGTTAATAAAGATTCTTTAAGAAAATCAATTGGGGATTTTAAATCATGCTTTAATATACGATTGTACTTATCAGTTGTATCTTTATGATTATCTATTGGTAATTTTTGGTCTACTGTTTTTTTCTTTTCTCTTTCAGATGGTATTTCATCAAAAAAATCCCAACCTTCCAACTTATCTAAATAGTATTTTTGATTATCATAATCATCCCAATCAGAGTTCCATATATATCCAGTTGTTGTATTACCATCCTGAGGAAAGGCTCCATTACCAGTATATTCTACAATTGTGGTTTCGTTCTTTAACTTATCAATTTGTTTTTTAAGTTTATCTATCTCAGCTCTAACTTTCATTTGTGCCGGCGATTTTGGCATCATCTTAAAAGCCTTATTATATAATACTACAAGTTCTTTCTCTAAATCTTTTAATCCTTCGTTTGTTGGATTTTCTATTTTAGCCAACTTATCGTAGTATTTTAAATCTTCCCATAAATGGTCCATAGCTATTTCAGTTGCAATACGAACATCGGTTGTATGTTCCATTTCAACTTTAATACCCTTCATCAATTGAGGTTTAATATAT